ATGGACGGCATCAAAGACGAGAAAATCGACAAACACAGCGACGGAATAGACGTGGAAAGCGAAGAGAAAATAGGTGGCGAGCAAATTGAAGTAGATGAAGAGCGCCTCCCCTCCCGCGCGATGGCTATCCATGAGCATATCCGTCAGGACGGCGAAAAAGAGCTGGAACGCGATGCCATGGCGCTGTTTTGGTCCGCCATCGCCGCCGGGCTGTCGATGGGTGCCTCGCTACTGGCAAAGGGGATCTTTCACGTTCAGCTCGCAGGCGTACCGGCCGCCTTTATTCTGGAGAACCTCGGCTATACCTTCGGCTTTATTATTGTGATTATGGCCCGCCAGCAGCTTTTTACTGAAAACACCGTTACCGCTGTACTTCCGGTGATGCAAAAGCCCTCATGGGTCAATTTTGGCCTGATGATGCGCCTGTGGAGCGTTGTACTGCTGGGGAATCTCATTGGTACGGGTATCGCGGCGTGGGCCTTTGAATATATGCCGATTTTTGATGAGCCGACGCGCGACGCGTTCGTTAAAATTGGTATGGATGTAATGAAGAACACGCCGATGGAGATGTTTTCCAACGCCATTATTTCCGGCTGGATTATTGCCACCATGGTCTGGATGTTCCCGTCTGCGGGTGCTGCGAAAATCGTGGTTATTATTCTGATGACCTGGCTTATCGCTCTGGCCGACACCACCCATATCGTGGTAGGCGCGGTGGAGATTTTTTATCTCATCTTCAATGGCAATATCCACTGGAGCGAATTTTTCTGGCCGTTTGCGCTTCCGACCCTTGCCGGAAATATCTGCGGCGGTACGTTTATCTTCGCGCTACTGAGCCACGCGCAAATTCGCAATGACATGATTAACAAACGCAAAGCCGAGGCAAAAGCCAAAGCAAAACAGGAAACAGCCGAAAACAGGGGCTGACTGGCGACACTTTAACCACTCGGGCGCAGGACACTTAACGCAAAGGCGAAATGACGTTATACTCCTGCCGCCTCGTCCCCTTAGTTAAATGGTCTAAACATTAATTAATCATAAGACACTGAAAGATAACCAATAATTGCTCATTATTTCATTTATTTGGTACACAAAAATGTACACATAAAAAATTTCATCCTACAACTTTTGTCTTGCTCTAAACTTCCAATCATCCTTTGCCGATATACAAAGTAACTGCTCATTATTATTTGATGAGTCTCAGAGATGTTGGACCGTTTTTTTGTACTTTCGGAGTGACAGACGCGAACAAGGTGATACAATCGCATCCTATTAAAAATAGGCAGTTAGCAATGCCAAAAAATAAATTATTCATTTTCAATCCTTTATAAGGGTTCTCATGTCAGCACAGGCACAGTCTAAGTCAGCAGAAATTCATGAAGCACTTTGGGCTTACATCAACAGTGGTTCAGTAATCTCGCATGAAGACATTGTTACCTTTCAACATGATATTTCGCTTTTCCGTGGGGTTGAAAAGGCTTACCTCACTGCTTTGCTGTATGCAGCACAAGCGGATTATGCACAAGCGATACATTATTTCCAGGAAGCGTTGCAGTCCGATGACTCGACAGTCGCCATAAATTATCTTGCTTATGTTGGCACAAGCGCCCATAACTATTTCCATCGGATGGAAATTTTCCGTCTGGAAAAACAGTACTGTCTACCAACGATCAGACGCATAGCCAGAAACGCAGCGTACTGTATAGGTAATACAAGGCTCATCAAATCATATACGTTGAAACTTGCTGCGTTGTGTGATGATGAAGAAAGGCAGGCACTTAGGGATGAAGGGAAAGCTATGATTAAAGCCGTTGAAGATTTTAAGCAGGCTACCACTCTTACATCTAATCAGATTGAAGAGCTTTGTGATGAAGCTGAAAGTATTGCTAACCAGCGCGGCGTCAACTGCATAGGAGTCATTTATTTTGTAAATGGTGATTCTGATAATGCTTACATCCTGAGAGCAGAAACTCATGACCCTGAGTTGCTGGCTGAGATGAACATTGAATTGCTGGGTTTATTATCATCTGATAAGTACAGGCACTTACCGTTCACCTCATGGTTTACCAGTGATATCTCACGCATGGAGAGAGACAATGACCGTTAATGGGCAAGATTTTTACGATTTTGCAGTAACTAGTCTCGCGCGCGGCGATGAAATTGGATTTAGAAATGCTGTCGGTAGAGCTTACTATGGTCTGTATCACGATGTTTGTTCTAAATTGCAGAAGTGCCCTGAGCCAGCTACTCATGTAGGCGTAAGGGATTACTTAATCGAAACTTCTTGGCTTAATGGATATGAGCCATACGATAAAATGAAGTTAATTTCATTAGGCACTATGCTAAAACACTTACATACCCAACGTAAGTGGGCTGATTATTCAATCAATTATGATTATCCTAAGGCAGATGCAGAAGCCGCTTTAATCATGGCGAGAAAGGGGCTTGAAAAATCACAAGCTATGCTTGATGAAATTACCCCTCCTGCACCAGCCGCATAAACTAATGCCCTCCATGCCACATTTACATACATAAAAGCCAACAAATAAAGTTGGTTTTTATGTTTAAAATCGATACGACCAGTACTGCGGTTATTTACAATATCGGGCACCTATCTTCATCAGCCCTGTTTACGAAGTAGGTCACTCTGCCAAGCACAACAATATCTTCCAGCACCTCACCTTCAATTGCCTCACCATCCTCTGTAATGAATGACTGGCCCATCAGTTTCGCAAACTGCGTAGCGCCATAGAGAGAGATCACCACTAAGCATCCCTGCTCCAGTTTTCCGGGGTTGGCCTCAACGACTGCGTAGCCGGTTGCTGTAGGCATCAGCCCCGTGGTGGCGCTAACGCCGCAAATCGCATCGAGTGTTTGCATTAGCGGACAATCCCCATATTGCGAAGTAACCAGAGCCTGTTTTCACTGAAATCTGGCGTTTTATCGACGAAGCTGGGCTGGTTCAGTTCGATCCACCTGTTAGCGTCCTGCTCTGTGAAATGGTGGTTGTGCTTGCGTAACTCACGAATAAAATCGCCTGTGCGCAAGCACATATACCCTTTAGGATTAAGTTGAATGGCGTCACGGAACGCGACAAAAACATCGTTTCGGCGGGGCATAGTCACCTCCTGAAAACACTGTATATGAATACAGTATTTTTTAATGGCGGCCAGATCAACCCCGCTAATGACTATCAATTTTTTGCACAGAGTAAGGGTTTGATTACTCTGCCACCGGTTCGTTAGTTTTTCCGGATTCCAGTGCAGCAATACGAGCAGTCAGATCGTCGATTAGTTTCTGCTGGGCCTGTATCGCCTGGGTGAGTTTGGCGATCATCGGCACTTCTTTCAGGTAATACGCATCTGCGGGATTCTCTTCGTCGTACCCCTCAACCAGACCAGAACCACCGACGCACTCAGGGGAGATCGTCACCAGGTCGTTTGCGATAAAACCGAGCATATCCTCACTTTCAGGAATAACCCCGCGTGCTTTCATTCTGAAATATGCTGGCATCCACCCCATAACCTCAGCAAGAGATTCTGCTGCATTATTAGCGTATCTAATGTTCTTTTTCAGTTCCCTATCTGACGACGTTGTGAACGTAATGCGCCCCAAATTGGTTGTACCAGCAAACCCACTCAGCCCGATGTTTCCACCGTAGTTCCAGTAAAAATTCCACGGGACGTTAATATCTGTTGGACCGTCTGTACCTCCCCGCGACATAAAGCCTTTTGTCGAATCGAACTGACCAGACAGTTGCAAAACGCCGCTGAGGTTATTAATCAAACGGACATTGTAGTCGTCGGCTGTTTTATTAAAATGAAAATCGATAAATGGAGTGGAATCAGTCAACTCTAATCCTGCAAAGTACGGGTAAGCACCCGTCCCCATACCTAGCGCAGTGCGCGCGTCTGCTGCCGTTTTCGCACCAGTCCCTCCCTGCGCAATTGACAGCGCCGTCGTTAGTCCAGAAAGACTGGTGATATCCGAGTTAGCGCCTTTTTTTGCCAGCGATTTCTGGCCGGGAACGGTGACGGCCGCACCGTTAATCGTGATAGTGACGTCACCCGCCCCGTTCATCACGTCGGCGAAGCCGCTCATATTCCGCTGATACAGCGTCAGCGTCTCAGCGATATTCTGCGCCAGGCCGTCCACGCTCAGCGAATCACTCAGTAGGATGGCATAAGCGGCACCCGCTGCAATTGCCGGGTTTGCCGCTGGCGTTACGGTGAGCTGGGTGGCGCTGTTGATAGCCGTTATCTGGAATACCTGTACCGGGTTTGCCAGAGTGACCAGAGTGCAGCCTACGCGGATGAGTGAGCCTGCTGCTGTAAAGTTCGTGCCAGTACCCGTCAGGGTATTACCGTTGACCGCAATAGAGCCAGTTGTGTAAATCATATTTTCTCCAGGCATAAAAAAACCCGCCGGAGCGGGTTTATTAATTTGATTAATACATGGCGGGAATTACCGGAAGACTGATTGCGCTCATCCCGCTGCTGTCAAAATTCCATCCCGCCCGATCATTTCTGGTAACAATGCGTCCCCGTCCACCTTTGACATTTCCCCCGCTCATCATCAGGCCGCGCCCCCTGCCGATATTCCATGATGTGGAGTTTTCAGCTCTGCCGACGTCCCATCCATACCTGCCTATCGGTACCATTCCACCGACTGACTGCCATGAAAGAGAGGGTGTGAAAAACGACCTGATTACAAATGGCTTCCGGGTCGTGGAGAACGTGCACTGCCCCTGTGGGTTGAGGAACGTCAGACCCGGCCCCGGTACAGGTGCGTTATTGGAAAATATCGCTATGCGGGCTGTAACCGATGCGGGTGCATCACCATAGTTACCCGAATCTGTCGAACAGAATATCGTTCCGCCGATATTCTCAAGTACTGCGCTCGGGCTGTCCCATGAAGCAAAGACTATCCCTGAAACAGGGGGCGTCCAGGAGTCGTTAATTGTCACCGTGCCGTACCAGGTGCAACTGCCCAGATTCCCGTTAGTGGTCAGGACGGTGAAATCAGTCGAGTCAGAAATCAGCAGGCCGCTGTTCCCTGCCTGGCTGGCGGGTGTGATGCGCCATACCTGGCCGGGCCACTGATAGGTATCAGACGCCCCCGCTCTGTCTCCCTGAGTATTCATCGTCAGTGTCCCGCCGCTTTGCACTACAGAAGCCAGGCGCTGCGTGAAGGGGAAAAGCCCGGTGTCGAAAAAAAAGATTCTGACGCTTTCAGTCGGGATAAAAACAGCCACATCCCCCGCACCGTACCCGTCGACCGGCACAGACTTTCCGTTATACCCCTGGACGGTTGTGCGACAGAAAAACGGGGCGCGCAGCCCCGCCGTGATTTCCATTACCGGTCCGCCGTCATTCAAATCAATGCGTAATCCACTCGGCATCACCACGTCCCCAGCTTTATAGAACCACCACCGGGCAGGTTTATCAGCACACCGGTGCCATCAATCACTACGGCATTGTTCACACCGTTAAAGCTGAAAGCGCCCGACGTGGCGTAAAGTGCCCCGCGAACCGTCACATTGTTGAATTCAGATGAGCCATCTTTACTGATTCGCCAGCCAGTTGAGCCAGCCACGTAGTTATTTGACTGGATATATGCACCGATTTTCGCATTGGTGATGGTCCCGTCCTGGATAAATGTGTCACGAATAAACGTCTGGCCGTTCTGAATAACAAACGGAAGCGTGACGGCTGAACCAGCCTGAGACATAACAGCGAAGCGGTCAGCAAGGAAAATAACCTGTGACTGCATGCCACCAGGCGTGTTTTGTACACCCAGCCCCATCCCTGCCGCGTACTGCACACCGTTGACATCCACGCCGACTTTAATCGAGTACATCGCGTTCAGGTTGCCGTTGATATCCGCTACTGCCTGGGCGTTCGTGGTAATTGCCGCAGCCTGGCCGTTTACCGTGACGCTCAGTGAGTTGATTTTCGTTGCAGAGGTCTGCGTAAAATCAGACATCGTTTTCGCAAAATCAGTGATATTGGCATTGCCACCAGCGGTCGCATCCAGGGTTTTCAGCGACTCCGCAACGGCTTTGCTCGCGTCCACCATCACGTTATCAACGCGCTGGATACCGGCACTGTTTGCGCCAAACTGAACGCTCATCGTCATCCGTGTGTTGGCCTGCGCCAGCGTCTCCTGAATCAATGCCACCGCCGTGTTTTGCACCCCACCAGCCGCGTTAGCCGTTTTCCCTGACAGTTCGTCGAAACGGGATGCAGTAGAACTGTCGAGGGTGGACACCGCCTGTGTGAGCTGGGTTACGTTAGCGGCATTGTCCTCCGTTTGCGCCGTCAGTGTATCAACCGCCGTGGCGCGGGCCTGCGTCTCATCGGCGAGCGCCTGCGTGAGCTGCGTTACCTGTGCCGCGTTCTGGTCGGTTTTCGCCTCCAGTCGCGTCACGTCGGTAACGCGGGCCTGTGTTTCAGTTGCAATCACCTCCCGTAGCTGGGTGAACGTTGCTGAGTTTGCACCGTTCTGCGCCGACTGCCTCACCACCACATCAGCGATGGCCAGGGCATTACCAATGATGGCCTCTGCCGTCTGCCGGTTCGCACCCACTGCCGCCGCCAGTTGGTCGGCGTTTTGGGTAATTGCTGTGGCGAGGTCAGCAACGGTTTTACTGGTTTCAACCGCGTTTTCGATGATGTCCTTGAATAGCTCGGTATCCTTGATCTGCTCAAGCACGGCATCAGTGATATCAGACACATCAACACTGGCCTGCCCCCTCACCCAGTCGGTGTAACCCGACTCGTTCCCGGTCCTGTCCACCAGTTGTGCGCGGTACCAGAAAATCTGCCCCGCTTTGAGGCCCATCTGCTGATATTTGCGCAGCGGATACGGCACGTCCGCCAGTAAAACCGCATCGTCAGTCGTCCCCGTGGCGCTGTACTGAATTTCCGTTTTCAGCGTGTCGTCCGTGTTCGCAGGGAATCCCCAGTTCAGTTCAATACCAAAAACCACATTGTCTGATGCCGTGAAACCGACAGGTTTCGGCGGGTTTCCCGTTTTCCCGGTCAGTGTTGTCTCGGTTGAATATCCCCAGCCGGAGGAAATTTCAGCCGCGTTAATAGCCCGCACCCGCGCGAGATAACGTCCTGTATAGATGGCTGGCACCTCAAACGACGCGGTAGAGCTGCGGGGTACGTTAACCCAGTCGCCATCGTTACGCCGCCACTGGGCCTCGTAAGAAATGGCATTAGGTGCCTGGTCCCAACTGACGCGCATTGTCTCCAGGCTGATCCCCTGATTCACAACGGCATAGCTGGAAATGACGATATTTGAAGGTGCAGACTGATTACCCGGCGGGATGACGCTTACCGGGCGCTGATCGATAATAGCGCCTGTATCGATGCGGGCATATTTATCCGGATCATGTGCTGCCCCCACGATGGTGAAGGTACCGTCGTCGTTTTCCGTAACGCTGACAACACGATATTGCTGAGCATAAAGCGAATCTGACTCAACCACCCACACCGCCTGGGCTTCTGGCATTGTAGTGAACACCGTCGAAACGGTGACTTTATTACCGCTGACAGCCTGAATGGTGCGGCTCTGTGATGCGCCTGTCGGGAGGTTCACCATGATGCGATCACCCGCCACGGCATCCGGCACGCGGTCGAGCGTCAGTACCCGACCACTTACCGCGCTGATACGGCCACCCGTTACTTTTCCGGCCAGGTCCCTGTCACTGACTGCAATGATGTATCCCGGCTGCGGAATATTCCCGTCGAGCCCGACAGAGAAGGTCACCACGCGGTCTTTGTTATTGGTCAGAATGCCCCAGCGTCCCTTACGGTTTGCCTCCGATTGTCGGGTGCAGCCGATAGCCGTCAGTTCAAGCTGGTTAAAGCCAAAGCGACGCACCAGATCCTGCTCGAATACAGGCTCCATTGCGTCGGAATACGCATTCGCCGGGTCGGAGTATGAAACCAGTGCAGAGGTATAGCGGGTTTTGGAGGTGCTGCTGCTGTACGTGAATTTACCGTCCAGGGTATTTGCGTTCGTGTAGCTGTAATCGACATCACGCGGCATATCAGCCAGGGCAACAATCTGATTGCCGCCCCAGTACGTCATCCCCCGGAAAATGGCCGCAAAGTCGCGCAGCACGGTATACGCATCATTGCGATCCTGGACGTAAACGTTGCAGGTATAGCGAGGCTCCATACCGTCTCCGCCCTTCCCGTCAGGGACAAGCTGATCGCAGTACTGCCCGATCTGGTAAAGAGACCACTTATCGATATTTTCCGCTGTCAGGCGGTCACCAAGCCCAAACCTGTCACTCACTACCAGATCGTAAAAAATCCACGCCGGATTGTCCGTCCACGCCCATTTAAATGCGCCTGTCCATGTACCGCTGTAGGTGCGTGTTTCAGGGTCGTAGGTATCAGGTACGCGGATAACGCGACCGCGTGGTTCGCAGGATATCTGCGGAATGGAGCCATTAAACTGGCTGGAATCGAACTCGATATACAACAGAGCGGTATTCGGATAACGCAACTTGGCGTCGATCACTTCTGTGTAGCTCTGCAAGGTCATCGTGTCGCCGATTTTTGCGCTGTTCGCGTCCGTAGTTATTTTACGCAGGCGAACCGTCCACGTTGTGGCACCGGCTGGAAGATTAATACGGTGGCTGCGCTCATAACCTGACTTATTTTTCCCGTTAACTGAGGCACTGATTACCGTCTGAAATGTGCCACCGTTTGTCTGCAGATCAATCGCATAACTTATGGGATACCCGACTAAGTCTCCGTCATCTTCCTGCCGGAAAATGGACGGCCATTTGATACGCAGGCGAACGGCAGAAAGCAGTGTATTGGTCAGTGTTCGGGTCCACGGCGAAGCGCTGGAAACAACCACACCGCCCAGGCTGATTTCATTTTCACTACCGGGCATCCCCTGAATATAGGTCTGTGCCTGCGTACCAGAGCGAAATTCCCAGGCCACACCGCTGAAATTTGACGAACCGTCAGCATTCAGCAGCGGCGTACCATCCAGAAAAATAGACTGCCCGGTGAGTCCGCCGGAAAATTCACCCTCACCCAGCGCCAGCAGGATTTTTGCTTTCGCGACCGACTGGAGATCGTCGGGCTGTTCTGTCGGCGTACGGGAAGATGAGGAGCCGCCCTTTCGCCCCTGAATTTTCTTATTTGCCATATTTCGCCCATAAAAAAACCGCCCGGAGGCGGTTATTAAATTGAGGTGTTTTTATTGCTGGTCTTCGACATAGATCCCGGCAGAAACAATTGCACCACCGATACGGCGCTTGCCGTACAACAGAGGCACCGGGTATCCCTGCGATGTGGTATTCGTGACGCTACCGAATGCATATGACGGTTTATTGTCTGCTGATTGCGTTTTTGCCAGCCCGGCAGTCTGTGGTGAAAGGAGTTGTACAATGCCACCGAGTGACATCGATATCCCCATTGCAGCAGCAGCCCCCCATCCACCCGCAAAGGCAGTACCACCAAAGCCGAGCGCTGCACCGTTAGTCGCAATTGCAGCAACGGTAACAAGGGCAACACCGAGAATAGTCTGGAGCAATCCTCCACGCTTACTGCCCATGATAACCGGTACGACCCGAATGACTTCACCAGTAACCGGAAATCCCAAATCATCTATTCCGATATTTTTTTTACCTTTGAATACAGCGTAGGTAAGTCCGCGCCGCTGACTGGATATCATGAATTTTTCAAAGCCGGGAATTGTTGCTGCCAGTGCGCGCGTGGCTTCGTGGGTTGTACTAATCAAGCGGTGATGAACTTTTCCGAAGGTTTTACCCAAAATGCCGCCAAGTTCGATTTTGGTAATTATCTCTCGCATAACGTTTCCAGTTTAAGCGCCTCAAACAACGAGGCGCTTAAATAAATTAACTATAGATTAATGTCTAAGTTAACCTCGCTACCAGCACGAATTACCTTAAACACCACTTTATCTCCCGAATGATATTTTTCCATAGCACTAGTTATATCATACTGAGTCCTGATGCGATCACTCCCAATGTTTACAAGAATATCATTTGCAATCACACCAGATTTTGAAGCTATCCCACCGGAAGTTACACTCTCAATAATAAGCCCAGTCGAATACGAAGGATTTTCTACAATTTTTCCGTTTTTATCTGCCATATAAGTCATTATGCCGATTTTTATTGGCGCGGCTTTATTTATAGCATCGCTTACATAGTTATTGAAATTAATGACTGATTGATATTGATCAGGAATGCAACCAAACATATTCCCACATGAAAGCCTAATTAATATTACAGATGACCCATCAGGTTGTGTATTTTTATTTACTTGGCATGCAAGTTTTGTATCGCCACCAACAGAATTATAGGTTTCAATATAATCAGCACTATAGTTTTGTATTTTCATACCACAGTTTTGATTAATCCACTGTCTAGTTGCCGACCATGCGGTATCGCATTGTTTTTGCGATGCACAAACGGGAACTGTTTTATTCATTTCATCTTGAGTCGGTCTCTTTGCTGTTTGAGGAGCACATCCCGTAATCAAAAAACCCAGAATAAAAACTATTGCTTTTTTCATTTTCTCATTCCTTGTGTTTTGGAATGGAAATGTTAGCACAAGGATTTATAACGTAGAATCTTCATCGTTCGATCCATCCAGTAACCGCCATACGGAACACGATTGCTCAGCATTCCGTACATATGATGCAAAATCATGTTGCCTTCCAGTAGCACCCCGGCGTGATTCCATTTATTGGACTGCACCTGCATGATCACTACATCACCCGGTTGCGGGTCTCCAGACACTTCACGGAATCCGCATTCATACCAGTTATCCTGATATAAATTATCGGGGTACTTGTCCTCCCACCACAGATAATCGACGCGGTAATCCGGCAGCTCAATGCCGTACGTTTGCCGATAATAGGACATTACCAGCCCCCAGCAGTCGTAAACCCCCAGCACAAAAGGCCGCTCCAGCAGTGGCAATTCACCGCGCGGGTTGATTGTACGCAGATCACCTTCCGGCCAACTGACAATATGCCAAGGGATAGCCATCAAATCGCATTGCGCCTTATCCAGTTCGCTGGGCTGTGTTGTCGCATCAGGGTGGCTGTGCACAATAGCGATCACCGTCCCCCAGTCCTCGGCGGCAGCATAATCCTCCGGCGACAGAACAAAATGTTCAGTGGGTTCGTTAGCCTGATTACGGCAAGGAAAATATCTCTCCACTCGACTTTTTTGCGACACGACACCACAACACTCACGGGGATATTCACTAGCGGCATGCGCCATGATGGCATTTATGGTTTTCTGACGCATATCAGCTCCTGATGAGTGACGTGCCGGGGAATCCACCAAAGGAAAGTTCGTTATTTTCCCCGAACCGAAGTTTGCAGGCGGTCAGGGTGCCGTTGCACTGGTCCAGTGAATGATCTGCCACCGGGTTGTTGTTTTTATCGAAGTAGTTCGTGCCTGCATAGTCACAGCCATCACCGCTGCGGTACTTACCACGAATACACCAGGAGCAAAGCGAATGAAGCTGACGGGTCGGGATCATCAACCCTTGCAAATCCATCGGACTGGTTAGCCGAAACTCGATAGCCTCTGATGTTTCGGTATTTTTCCCGTCGATATACCAGACCTGCAACTTTTCCTGAGTGGGATCTGCAGTGGCATTGCCGGATGGGAAATTGCGCGCATCCAGATACTGCGCCAGCGTGTCATGTATCGTGACCGTCGCTTTCAACAGGTCGTCATAGGCAAGGCACAACGCAGTGATAGAGCCGTCAAGGTTCGCCACGGTCAGTTTTGGCGTAGCGCCACTACCGGTTGTCGATTTTTCCAGTCCGTCAATCTGGCAGGGCCACGCCGAATACTCAACGCCCTGCCACCAGAGGGATTTTGCCGGAAGTTTTGACTCATCCCCACCAGCAGCGGTTATTTCCGCTTCTGTATGGGGAATATTGTGATTATGAAACCTCAAAACCTCGCCAACGCCAAACGCGGTACCGTCCACCTCAAACAACCGAACGGTGTTACCCGGCTCCAGTTTCTGATAATCGTTGTTTAAACTCATGGTGCAAATGCCTGTTCAAAGGTCACGGAAAGGGTGTATTTTTTGTTGCCCAGCGGCGTGGGCTTATAGCCTGCACAACGGTATAAGCCCAACGGTTCAAGGGGTGGCGTCCACTGAAATGCTTTGACCCCGCCATGCCTGTCCAGAAAGGCTTTTATCGCAGTGATATAGGTTTCGTTCCCCGTAAACTCCAGCGTCCACTTTTGCGAGCGCGGATTGAGCCCATCGCCGGAAACCTGCGCATAACCATCGCCAAACTGTGCTTTGCGTGTTCGGAAACTGACTTCCTGCTCCGGGTTGATGCGCGGGCACCAGGTAAATGTTTCGATAGCCATTAACGACCTCCTTTAGCCAGATTCCATACGGCACCGCCTGGGGCAATATCACGCGCCAGCAGTTCGCGATAACGGCGCTCAACATAACTCCCAATCTCCTTGCCGAATTGTTCTGTCATACCGCCATCCGTCTTAACGCTGGTATTACCATTGCCCTCGATGGTGATATAAACCTGCGGCGAACCGCTGGCTGTCTGAACGTTATTTACACCTGAATTGACAGCACGAACACCCAGAGAACCATCAGCAGCACGAGTCAGCGGCATAATGGCTTCTGGGCCTGCTTCTCCGAAAATTCCCGCACCTTTGGCAAATGCGAATGTTTTCGGGGTGCTGTAAACACCATTACTGTATGCGCTAAGTGACGGTGAGTCGTACACGCTACCGAGGGCGTTAAGGTGAGGTGTTGGCACGGAGAAACTTTGTCCGGTGACTACCGTGCCGGATGTTGAAGACATAACCGAAGATGTGCCGCCACCGCCGATTAGCCCGGTAATACCGCCGATAAGAGAGCCAATCAGGCCTGATGTACCAGACGATTTACTCATGGCGCTGACAACAGCCATTTGCAAAGCTACTTTAGAAATCATTTCAAGGGCTGACAGCCCCCACTCTTTCCAGTCTGCCTTGCCGCGAACTAACATTGAGGAAACGTTATTCAGCGCGCTATCCATCGTTGTGGTCACACCCTGTGAAACAGTACCGGCTATGTCCATTGTGTTCTGTAGCCAGTTTTCATAACCACGTGACACACCATTACGCCAGTCGGCTTCTGATGCTGCGATAGACCTGTACTTGTTATCAAGCTCAGTCAGCGCAGCATTATAAGCCTTAACCGCTTCGGTAGAATTTCTACCCCCTGCTTTATCGAATGTTCGTTCTATCTGCTGGCGTTCTTCAAATCGTTGCCGCTCTCTGTCGCTCAGCCCTGCGGTATCCGTCGCCGACGTGGCCTCGTCACGGAATTTACGTGCAGCTTCGGTAAGCTGTTTCAGTGACTCCGCCTGATCACGCTGTTTTTTAACGTTATCATCAGCCCGTGACGTCCATCGGGCCAGCTCTGAGGCCTGCTTACGAATTTCCTCAGTCTGTTCGGCTGTCCATTTAATGCCGCTCTGGTGTGCGGCGGCGTAAAGATCAGCCGCTTTCTCACCCTCGCTGGCACGTACCTTCTGAACCTCGGTCGCAATAGTAAGATCTTCTATTTTGCTGGCATACCTTTGAGCCTGCGAAGCGGCATCACGGTCAGCTTTTTCAGCTTCCCTGGTGGCGTCTGCTTTCGCTTTCTGTGCCGCTGCCACGTTCTGCGTGTTGTTGTAGTCATCAACCGCAGCCTGACGCCACCGCTTGGCAAATTTTGAATTATCCGGACCGTCTCGGCCCATATCCTGCAGGTCAAACTCAACCTGCTTATTAACCTTGGCAAGCCCCGTCAATCCAGCCAGTTCTGCCTGACGCTGCTTATTGAGCAACGCTTTAGCATCTTTGTCGGACACGCTGGCCTGCGGTAATGCCATTGGTACCCGCACCAGGCTGTTACGTGCAGAGAGAAGTGTGTTACCCAGACTCATGAGCCTGTTGAACTCAGAGTGTGCACCTGTCATTTTTAACAGCGAGTAATAAGCCTCGTTTTGTCGCCAGGCCTGTTCGCGAATTAGATCATTTCGTCTTGTTTCTATTTCCTCCAGGGCTTTCTGAATGACATGGGAACGGTCGCGCATCTGGTTCAGCTTGTTCTCTTCAACCGCCAACTGATCAGTCAGAATACCGAGCGACTTAACGATATTTGCATCATTTTCACTCGTCATGCCAGGCTGGCCGCGCGACTTATTCAGTTCGTCGATTTGCCGTTTAACGGCGGCGACTTTTTTCTCCTGCTCGTCGACGAGGCGATTTTGCTCGGCCAGTGAGGCTACAGCCTTAACTCGGTTGTCGTCAGACTCCGGGAGGCTCATCGTTTTGGTCGCCTTAATAACCTCGGAAATGGTCCGTGCATATTCCTGTGCCGACTGGCGCGCCTGCTCCTGGTTCTGGTACATGGCGTACCACGCACCCGCTCCCAGCATAACCAGTCCAGGGATACCCCCAACCAGCCCCAGCGCGCCACCCAACAGACGTGTCCCGACTGCGGTTACGCTATTCAGGTTGCTCTGCGCGCTGACACGGTTTGCCAGGTTATTACTGAGGCCAGTCTGCGCCGCTGCCAGGCGGCGTTCGGCAACTGCCTGCGCATCGGTGTTTTTTGCGGCCACCAGCGCCGCCTGTGCCCGCTCCAGCGCTGTGCGCGCCTTTACCTTCTCGGTAGCTGTACCGCTGGCCTGTGCGGTTGTCAGGCGGGCCTGAGCGGCTGCGACTTTCGCCTCTGCTGCTGCCACGCGCTCCTGCTGGGCTGCCTGAACGTCGGCGCTTTTTGCCCGTTGTAACGCCTGTTGTGCCCGGTACACATCCGCGCGGGCGGCAGCGACAGACGAAGCTGCGGCTTTATCCTGTGCAACGGCCAGCGCCACCTCAGCCTTAGCGGCAGAAATGAGCGCCGCGGTGGCCCCCGTGGCACTGGTTACCACGCCACCGAGGTATTTAGCCAGGCCGACACCAACTAGTGCGCCCGCTACGGTGGTGATCATTGACATGTTATTAGCCACGTCATTGAGCGCACCACTGACAGCGGAATGGGTGAACGAATCCAGAATACCGGCGACACCCGTTAACCCACCGGAAAAAGACTGTGTCGCGCCCGTTGCGTTGTTAACTCCGCCGACCCAGGCCATGAATGAGTTTTCAACTTTCTGCATCGCGCCGCCAACGGTCTGCGGCATCGAGGCAAATTCACTCTGTAACGTACCCAACTGGCTGATTAACGCCGGGACAACCTTATCTATCGTGAGTTTCCCCTGATCTGCCATCGCCTTCAGGTCTTTACGCGCAACGCCCATGCCTGCGGCCAGCGCACGGATGACACGATCACCGGATTCATTGACGGCGTTGAATTCCTCGCCACGCAACACACCCTGCGCCAGTGCCTGGCTGAACTGGGTAATGACGGAGCCCGCCTCCTCTGTACTGGCCCCCGATAATTTCAGACCCGTGCTGACCGCCTCGGTAATTTTGAGAACGTCGCCGGAGGAATAACCAAATTCACGCATTGATGCAGCAGCGCGGGAGAACAGGTTGGCATTCGATGAAAACGCGGTTCCTGTACTCTGGCTGATCGCCATTAACCGGCGCTGGGATGCTGCAAAATCCTCAGTCGATGCCGAGGCCTGTTTCAGCCGTGCATTAACCGAGGTCCATTCATCAGCAACCGCGACAATTTTACCCGTGGCAAATGCAGCCGCAGCAGCGGACGCGGCGCGGCCAGCCGTGGCGAAACCGCTGGTCAGATCTGACAATGCCCGTTCACTTTCGCGGGCGGCAGCGGCAGCCTGACGACCACCATTTTGCATGGTGCGGTAGAAATCCTGCCCCATACGACCAGCGCGCGCCAGTTCAGACTGGTACGATGCTGAATTGGCGGAAATTTTGATAATCAGTTCGCGCAACGTTGCCATATATCACCCACAAAAAAGCCCGCACGGGGCGGGCATTACAGATCAGACATCCAGTTTTCAAACTCGCTGCTTTCTTCTTCCTGCTGACCGAATTTTAGTATCAAATCAGTCATGTTCGCCTTACCGCCCTGCGCATTAATAGCGGCAGCGGAAATCTGCGCCGCCTGAACATCACCGCGCCAGTCACCAATGGGGCTGAGTCGGTCATAGGCGATCCACAGTTTCAGTTCGCTGGCCGTCAGCGTCTGCCGGAGTTCGTGCAGGGTTCGCCCCAGACGGAGCGCCAGAGACATGAGAAAGAACGTCAGCGGCTGCGCGACTTTTTTTCCGCATATTCCTGTGACGAGCTGAGTGCAATTGCCTGGCGCAGCAGACGTGCATGTACCTGCCCGTAAATTTCAACGAGCTGGTCTGTGTCAGACTCGCTAAAAATCTGTGTACCGGACTCATCCAGCAGAACATCAATTAGCAGGATCACGTCGGCGCGTTTATTCCGCAAAAACTCCTGCGCGGCTGAAAGCGGCGGCGCGTCTTCTTCCGGTTCGCCGACAAACTCACGAAATTTCACCCACGCACCACCGGAAGGCTCGCGCAGAATGACCGTCGCGCCCTCCCATTCGGGAACCTCAACGATTTTTGTGCGATATGCAGAATCAGCAGTGAGCGCCAGATCGCGCAGTGATTTTTTCTTAATAGCCATTTATTTTCCCGTTTAATAAGGATAAAAATGCGGCCGGAGCCGCTTACGAACCCGATGCAGCCGCGACAATGCGTTTTGGCTTGCCTTTGACGCGCAGGGAATAAGTTGCCCCGACCACAGCAGATGTTGCGGCAGACCAGCTACTCTGCCGAACCTCCACCAGCACATAAAAACCGTTGCCGGAGGGGAAAACGACTTTTAGCGCCCGTAGCTCGTCATTCTCATACGCCGTCTGTAGCGCCAGTTGCGCCTCTTCATCGCCCACCCAGTTACGGGAAATGGACATTTCTGCCGGAGCCGCGAGGCCGTTGGTCTGCTCCTGCTCGGTGGAGCAAAGCGTGGTGACATCGATGTCACTTTTCTGGCCGCCGGTGTAGCTGATCTCTTTCGTGGCGCATTCGGCAACCAGGAATGTGATACCAGCAGTCGGAAACCCGGCGGCCTTAAAATCCTCTTCGGTGACCGGCGCACTCGAAATGCCGATCTGCGTGCCCTTTGTTTTTTCATATTTACTGGTCATGTTTTCTCCAGACGAAAAAAAACCGCCAGGCGGCGGTTATGTTGGTGATGGGGTTAATTACTGCTGGATGGAAATTTCGAGCGTGGCCCGTCGCAACCCTGTGTCAGATTCGTAGCCACCGGTTTTCGTGAGCCGGGTAAATCGCAGTGGAACCAGCGCAGCCTGAGCAGCGTCACGCAGTTCGCGGGCGTCATCGACGGTGTCAGCGTAAACATCAACCTGTAGTGACGTGGTTTCCTCCGCCAGTGCACCCAGCGTGTCGCCATAAACCTGACTGACCAGTGTAAACGTAATCCACGGTGGGGAGATGGCAGGCGAACCCGTGTCACTGAGGGGAGCCACATCAGGGTAAACCTGCCCATCCGCCAGCGCACCGATGAGTGAATAAACGTCGGCCTCAGTCATCTGGCTAACACCTCATCAATTGCAGCATTCATTTTTTCAATGGCTACACGAAATGCCTCATCCTGACTGGCGTCAAATGCAGGACGGACGAAAGGGTGCGGGGGTGCGCTTGACGTTCCGAGTTCAACAAAACGCCAGTAAAACGCGTTTTTAGGGTTGCCCGCCTTCATTTTGTTATCGCTGTTACCCGTGTCCGGGTTAATACCACGGATATGGACACCAGACGTGATCGCATTCCGGCGACCGCGCATCGTGACCACGACCACGTTCCGTTTCAGTTTCCCGGTACGTTCAGGTGCACGCTCAACAATTGCCGTTTTCAGCACTTCTGCGGCTGCGCGTGTGCCGTCACGCAAAACCTTTTTGTTCTCCGCCTTGCTGAGCAACTCCATATCGTGGGAGATATCCAGCAGGCCGGAAAAATCCAGTTTATGGTCAATCACGATACCACCCCCTGTTTGCACAGTATTTCCAGCCGGGTCGATTTCGCATCAGGTATCGGTGGCCCCACAACCTCCAGTGTCAGCCCCTTAAATGGCCCGTTCAAAACCACCAGCCGGGACGCGGCTGTTACATCAGCCCGGTATCGCATCCAGACGCGAATAGTCGCCTCTGCTTTCGCCGCCCCACTCGCTACCAGCTCACGGCCACTGATAGCTTTTGTTTCAGCGGGAACACTGACTGCCGCGTCATACCATTCTGCTTTGGGTTGCCCGGAAGGTGATCGGATTGTCCGGGAATTCTGCACCGTCACGCGGTGGCGAAAACGTCCTGGCTCCATCAACTGCCCCCTTCCACGCCGCGCCAGTTACGATGCGGGAACATAAGATTTTCAGCGGCCTGATTCTGGTAAAGCTGAATGTCGCTCTGTGCCGTGCGGTGCTCAAACAAATCAGCAGTGATCAACAGCATGGCCGAAACAACAGGGGCAGGAATATCATCAGCTTCCTTCCAGTTCGGCTCATCACACCATGTGAGACAGTGCTCAAGCGCTGCCTGGGCATAACGTTTGATAACAGCATCACGATCATCCGAATCAAACTCCAGGTGTTGCCTCAATTCCTCAATGCTCACAACAGACAGGACATCAATAGCCATAAAATTAAAAGGGCGGGATAACCCGCCCTCCCCCATCAACTGCCAGCAGCGGCAAACGTACCTTTGATGATTGCTGTCGGGCGGTAGTGCGCCAGCGCCAGACGCTCTTCGCAAAGAATGGTGAGCATGTTTTTCACGAAGTTATCGCGGTCTTCGCGGCTAACCTCGATCGTTGCATCCATGCGGTCCCATACCTGCGACGCCATATCGAAGCCGCCAACGGTATATGTTCCCTGCGCCTGCGCTTTAGTCGGCACGACAGGCAGGCCCCACATGATGTTGCTGGTAAACGCCTGTGGACCGCCAAAGATGTAACGCCCTTCTTTATCCTTCATCAGCGCGATACCGTGCCAGTCACGCGGATTCAGGATGATGCCGGATGCGCTGAATTCTGATTCAGTAACCTGGAAGATAGCGTGGGCGATGATATCTGCGGGCGTGTCACCCGATGCATTCAGGCTGGTATCGTAGGCAGTCGCCACATGGTTGATACCGTCCAGGTTGTCTCCGCTACCATCACCGTTCAGCATCTGGTTTTCCTCTTTCAGTGCCAGGCCATACAGCAAACGGTTATTCACGTAGGACTGCAGCATCGGGGCATCGTCCATCACCTGACGTGACGCCTGCACCCAGTGCGCGATGGTGCGAACGTTTGCAGTATGTTTGCTGAAAGTGATATCCGATTCCGGTTTCAGTGCTTTTTCCGCCACAATATCGGCGTTGTTGGTGAAAACATCTTCACGTACATATTCCAGCGAGTTGCTGGAAATACGGCCCTGCGCCAGCAGGTCACGGATGGTCAGACGGCGCAGCCCCGGCATCACAATGCCCGGCACCTGCATCGGCTGAATCAGGCTGCCCGCAGAACCAGCATCACTGCCCAGCGACTTGTTAAAGGTTTTGGCTTCGAAGCTGCCTTTGCTGCCGTTCCAGGACTTCGTCAGCTCTTCGGCGGCACGTTCAGAGAATGATTTCTTATCCCCCGGATTCTCAGCACCGGAAGCAAATTTTTGCTCCAGGTCGAAGAGGCGGGTACCGGCTGCTTTAAGCTCTTCCTGAACCTTAATCAGGTCATTCTGAGTTTTTTCGGAGATTGTGCCGTTCTTTTCGATCTGGCTTTTTTGCTCATCGAAGAGACCCTGCATCTTTGCCTGGGAATCTTCGATAGCTTTCTGAATTTGAGCGAGTTCGGACATAGTTATTTTCCTAAGTTGTTTGGAAATTGCGTGATGCTCTTGATGAGAGCGTCAATTGAGGCTTTGTTTTCGTCGCCTTCGGACTCGCTCCGAACCGCTGACTTAAACCGGGCGATGAACCCGACCGCTTGCGTTTTAGTGAGGCCAACTGAATCCCTCAGCCAGTTCTCAACGTCGCGAATAGTTTCGATCCCGTCGATGGACTTCATTGCCGATACGTTCGCCAGTTCGTTGGCCGGGAACGTACAGACACTGATTTCACGAAGATCAGAAATGTTTTTGTAGATACGCCCGCCGCCGGGAGATAACGCATAGTCGTCTTTATTGACGGCGAACCCGACAGACATGCCTTCTACAGTCCCGTGCTCCATTGCGGCTTTCAGGTCTGATGCACCGCTGTGGCCGGGTGTAAGTTGTCCACGTACAAACAGCCCCTTACTGTCTTCCTGAAAGGCGTCCCACTTGCCTACCGGGAGTTCCCAGGCGCGATGATTGAAAAACATCGCCACTTTCCGCGTGCGGTTTGTCAGCGTGTTTTTGTATGCGCCAGGCAGGATGATGTCACCGTCAGAATCGACGTTGCCAAACACGGAGGCGTACCCCTCAAAAATCCCCTGGTTGCCATCTCCGGTGAATTTGATCTCCGTTTCGTCAAAGGACAGGGTTTTTCGTATTACAGTCATGATGGCCCCATAAAAATTAAGCCCCGTCAGTGCGGGGCTTTTGGTTTGAACCGAGTTCAGTGATTGGTACGTATTGCGCCTGGCGCATCGCGACGTCACCGCCGGGTAATGGCGGCATGTTATCGAGGCGACGCATTTCATTAATGGTTCGCAAGCCAGATTCCCCCATCGCCTTCATGAACGCAGCGCGGGAAGTGGAATCACCACGCAGCAGACCATCAAGGTTATGCTCTGCGTGATATCGTCCGACGTCTGCTGGTTTCACCAGCCAGCGGGTAATGCAGTTTTCCCACCGCGAGATATACGGCTGCAGGGTGTACTGGAGAAAGCCAAGATTCTGCTGCTCAATACCGGTTCCCCAGCTCGTTGACTTTTCAACATCACCGACAAGGTGCGGGGGAACACCAAAAAATCTCGCCAGTTCACTGACCTGAAACTTACGTGATGCCATTGTCTCGGCATCCTGGGGACTTACGCCGATGTCGTGTGCCTGAAAATTGGCTTCCAGTATCCAGAGGCGTTTTTTTACTGGCCCACCGGCTATTTCTTTGAAGTTTTCCTCCAGTTGCCCGCGCTGCTCTTTAGTCAGCACTTTGTCGCCAGTGGTTAAAAGCTTCGGAGACTTCGCGCCGTTAGCGTAAAACTCACGCTGCTGATCCTCCATTGCGACCGCAACACCCGCAGATTTGCTCGCGTGGGCAATAGGAGACAGCCCCACCAGGCCATTAAAACCAAACCCCTTAAGGTGAAATATTTCCCGCTGCGAGAAGTTGGCGTATTCATGGTCACGCTGATAGCGATAAACAATCTTTTTCCCTTCCAGGCGCACATCCATATTGGCCGACATCAGAGGGATCAGGCTGATTACATCTCCGACAGAATTCCGCTCAACCAGCGCATATGCATTGCCGTAAAAGCAAAGTTGCATGGTCATCGCTTCACGGAATTCCTGCGCTGTCATGTACTGGTTTGGAGAGTAACGCAACAGACGAGCCAGAGGGTTTTCAAGGCCCACCTTAGTGCGGTTATCACTATTGTCGGTTTCAAAAACATCCATCGGAAGACAGGCGGTGAGGGTGGAAATCAGTGACACGCAGCGCCATACCGTCGATATCTGCAGGATGCGCTCATCCGTAACAGCAGAATCACCGACGTGACCATGTGCAGATACCGGGCCTGTCTGTGAACCCTGCTCAGGGGTAACCAGCCTGCCGCCGACGAACCAGGAAGCAACGCGCGCCCACCAGCCGTTATTCGTGCGCAGGTCAATTGTGTATTGTGTTTCGTCCATTACATGCTCAACGGTCTGGAGAAAAAGTCGTCAATATCACCTTCGTCGGCAATATCCCCTTCTGCGGCACCAATCGCCATAGCAGAAGCCACCACGCCATCAATTCGGCCAGTGCTTCGCTTTTTGGCAAAGATGCGGTTTTCTTTCTGGTCTGCCTCTGTCACTGCCGATGAGGCATTCCAGCGCAGGCATGGATTTGTTTTGATGGTTATCGTGCCGTCATCCAGCATTTCTTCAAAAAGCTCAATGGAATGCGGCATCCACAGCCCCGAATCCTGCGCCTTGTAGTACCCCTGCCCGTGCGGAATCATCGGGACAGAGACGTCGGCTTCTTCCAGTTCTGGTTCCAGATATTTGATACGGTACTGGTCAAAGGCGATCGCTTTGATATCGAAGCGCAACGCCAGTTGCGCGATACGTTCGGCCACGAATCCATACTTAACGGCTTTCCCCGGCGTGGCATTTACGTAGCCGTTTTTTACCCATACGTCGTACGGCGCGCGGTCAGTTTTCGCGCGATCGGCAAGGGTGTCTTTTGGTGTCCAGAATTCCACCAGCAGCTTTTTCTTTTTCGGGAAAAAAAGCGCCAGGGCGGTGAGGTCTCGCGTCCCGGAAAGGTCGAGACCGCCGTAACACTCTTCGCCTTCGAGTTCATCCAGGTCATAGTCTTCTTCGCAGTTTGACCAGACCTCGCTGCTCATCCAGGGGTTATCAGCATCAACCCACTGACAGAAATTAAGGCGACGTACAAGGCTCTCTTTTGAGGGCATCCCACGCGCCTGGGTCACCTGCTCACGCAGGTAACGCTCAGTAAATGTATGGCCTAGTGACGGATTAGCCTTTTTCCAGCACGACTCATCCTGAAAGGGATCGTCACCTTCATCCAGGGAGCAAATGAAAGAAAAGAAACTGTCATCCTCTATCGAGCCATCAGCAACTTTCCGACCGTATTCGTGATAGTCATAGCAGACGCTGGTTTTGTCGTGGCCGCTGTTGGTGATCATGAAAATCAGCGCCTGTCGCCGCCCTTTGGTACCGGCGCGCATCATTTCGACGGCAACGTTGCTTTTATGCTCGTGTATTTCGTCAATCAGTGCGCAGTGCGGGCGTGGACCTGACTGACCATCGTCGGAACTGATCGGGCGAAAGAAAGAGCCAGCCTGTAAAAACGCCAGGTTCCATTCTTTACCCGCGCCACCTGATTTAGTGATCCGCTGAGAAAGCGCGGGAGACTGATCCACCATTGCAACGGCGTCGCGGAAAAGGATGATGGCCTGGTCTTTTTTGGTGGCCGCCGCATACACTTCGGCGCGTGGCTCGTTGTCTGCCGTCAGGCAATACAGCCCGACACCACCAGCAAGAGGGGATTTACCTGAACCCTTGCCGGATTCAACATAAACCATGCGAAAACGGCGGTATCCGTCTTCATTTTTCCAGCCAAACAACGAACCGACAATGAAACACTGCCACGGGAGCAGCACAAAAGGTTTCCCTTCATAGTCGCCGCCATTCAGTTTAAGAACCATGGAGAAAAAATTAATCGCGCGCTGGGCCGCCTCAATATCCCAAAAAAGGCCTCGCTCCTTGCAGGTTTTCAGATCGTTAAGATGGCGCTTACACGCATTACGAATATCTGGCCCGGCAATCTCTTTGCCGGAATCAACATCCATTGCATATTGTGTTGCCTGGTCAACCGAAGAACTGGTTGAGCGGGTCTTCTTCTTTTTCTCCACCATCAACTTTTACCTTCGTCCTCGCGGCAGGCGTTAGACCAAATTCAACCAGGTAGCCTTTGAAGCGGCGATCCACATCAGCAAGCTGTCCAACAGCGGGATGTCCCTTGATAAGGAAATCTCCCATTTGGGTTTTTGTGGTGTAGGTGTTGCCTTCGATATCAATCTGCTGACGCAACCGTAAAATTTCCGCATACAGATCGCAAAGCCGCTCCAGTGCCAGGGTATCGGCAATTGTCAGAACACCCACACCATCAAGTAAAACGGTGAGCTTTCCCCAGGCCACTTTTCCCCAGTCCGTAAGGTGGGCCGGAGGACTCGGAATTTCCCTGGCTGGCTGAGGTTCTTTGTCGTTGAGTTTACGTTTGCCCGGATTACCAGTTACCACTTTTAGGTGGGTCGGTTTCGGGCGTCGTCCTGCCATCGGAACCCCCTGTAACATGCGAAGCGATATTAATCACAACCACATATTTTCAATTTGAAATCATTAGATTTGTTAAAGGAAAAACGACCAGAAAAAACTTTTCATTTCGCGGTTGTGCACAGAAAGGACTGGCGTCGGTCATTGGGCAATGGCGATTTGAAGTTTTACCCTCCCCCCCACCATATTTGAGATTGATTCTCATTTGATGTCTGACCGCTGGGTTTTCATCCAGTGCGAGTTGGGGTCGAGCGGGTTCCCGTTCTCATCGCACCCGATGACCATGCCGCGCTTCTCCATCCGCTGCTTTGTCGAGTCGTGATGTTGCTTGCATAGCGACTGCCAGTTATCAGAGTCCCAAAACAGCTTTTGAGCGAGGGCTATTGCCGCCCTGTCGCCCGACGTGATCGCGTCTTTCAGTTTGTGCGGGATAACGTGGTCAACAACTGTTGCGGCGACCGTTCTGCCCTGCTGCTGGCACATGACACACAGCGGATACATGGCAAGGAATGAGCGGCGGGCCTTATCCCATCGGCTGCCATATACACGCGGTTTACCCTTCATGCCATCCTCCATGCCCGGCGGCGCTCAGTACGCGCTGTGCCGTCAGGGTGACGCTCTACCGGTTCACCGTCAGCATGATCAACCAGTGACCAGCAGGGATAAACCACCTGACCACCATATGCATTGCCCACGGCATAATCAGCGGCGGCGCTGTGATCCCATCGGGCCAGTACATCCACAACCTTTGCAACCGGCACGCTGTAGCACACGCCGTGAATCAACTGAGGCAGGGTAATGAAGTCAGCCCGCGTCTTATCAGCAGCAATCAGGCGCTCAGCAATAACCGCCTGACACTGAGGCGGGCGACCCGTGCCGAGGTAGAAGCTGATGAGATCGTCAGGCTTATCATTGAGCCAGGCGATGACCTTCTCGACGAAGCCATGCACAGGCAGTGCGTCATCCTCCACGACTACGACCCGACAGTTCTGTCCGGCAGCCCATTCAAGCGCACGACGGTGATTCCAGTTTGCCCCGTGGTCCCCGGTATCAATCAACAGTACGGCGCCAAGAGATTCAGCCAGACTATGAGCCTGCTTGTGTCGGGAATGGTGACCGACAACAACAAACTTCACTTGTGTTGCCACCATGCAAACTCCTTACCGATACCGTTTGTTTTGAATACCGTATGTACTCGGGGGCCAGTGACCAGCCGATCACGAAACCGATAAGCCACAATGCCGAATGCCAGCATGTCGCCTACTGCTGATACAGGCTGTTCCTTCTTCCAGAACCGGTTGCTTTCTGTCAGGTAGTAAAGGCGCACGATACCGTGAGCAATCGCCATGACATCCTCACGAGTTCCACCCAACAGGCCTGCATTCAGCATCACATCATTGCGGTGCTGCTCAATGAATTGCTGATAGATGCTCTCAGGATGGTTACTGGCGGCCCACGGGTCTGCGTAAGTCTTCGGTTCAGAGCCAACGTAAATCTGGCCGGGTACCATTTCATCCCACGGGGCATGCAGCATTTCGACATCGGTCCCATCCGTGCACCAGACGAACCGGTATTCAGGATGATCCCGAAGGTGCTGCCAGATGTGCAGCCATCGGCGGAAGTAGACATTCATCTTCACATCAGGCACGCGCCACAGTTCAACGTCTGACGGTGCGCTGTTCAGTTCATCTACCAGCGCGATACGCCCACACTGCCTAAGCGATGCCGCCCATGTAGTCAGCATGTCTGGCGAGGCCGCCATTTTCGATCCGCGCTGCGTATCAGGCTGACTGGTGAGCAGCGTTGTGATAACCACGTCGCGCTGATGTCGGTATTCAACGTAACCAGTGAAACCTGTATCCCGCCGTTCTTTGTGGATCTTCACGTTACGTTCCACCAGCGCCTGTCGGTCCGGTTTCGGTACTGAACGTTCCACTGCTTCATGTTCATCAAGGGAATGAATCAGCTTTTCGGAGCCAGTCACATCGGCATAAGCCCACGATGTCATACCTGCGTTATGGATGCGCAAGGCGAGATCGCTGTGTTCGTACATACCGCGCCCGTAAACCGGATCAAATCCGCCCACTTTTTCTATAGCGCTGCTGCGGTAATACAGCATCACGCCACGCTGCCCGGTATAAGCAATGTGCTTATCGTCACGATAAAGAACAACTATATCATTGAGCTTGTTAGGCCCGGCCAGATCAAGGAACTGATAAGCCAGATGCGGCTCGGGGGATTCGATATAGGGAAGATGCCAGTTATCGGCAATCGGCCATGCATCATCGTCAAACAAAAACAGGTGTTCGCACCCGGAATCCATCAGGGCTGTCAGACTGGCGTTCTTAGCCGCCACAATGCCCTGTGAAATTTCCAGACGAACAAGTTCAATGCCTTCCGGCACAGTGGCGGCAGGCTGTGAGCCATCATCAATAACCACCAGCAAAGAACCTGCCGGGAGATAGTTAAGATGTTGCTCAATAGCCCTGGCTAAAACTGCTGGTCTGTTGTGTGTAGTTATCGCTATGCCGATCCGTGCTGATACGCTACTGGCGGGAACATACGGGACACCATCTATAGTGACCTGCATAGTCACTTCCTCGCATACAGTAAGCCACCCGGTTTGATCGCATTAGCAATAGCATCATTCACAGCCTGGTTAATGATTTCTGTAATAGCAGCCTGAGCAGAGGCCAGATCCGCCATCATCGCTTCTTGTCTGGCGCGTGCTGCTTTCATCGCTTCAATTAGGCTGGTGGCATTAGCTATAATTCCGGCGCGGTGCTGATCATTATCGAATACAACCTGCTGCTGCCCGTCGCTTTTTGGTTTCTCAATGCACAGGCCGCTGAGTATTTTGAACACATCACTCTTACGGATTGAGTCCAGCACCTCATCAGCGGTCGACTGTAGCTCGGAAGCGTCAATTGAAGTCTTGATTACCAACTCTCTAACAGAACGTGCTGGCCGCCTGCCAAATTTACTGTCCGCCAGATAGCTGATGGCGAACTCTTGCCCGGCAGGTGTGAGAAAGTTGAAATGGTGCTCACCACAGAATGCCATTGCCGTGTCTTGCGTCATCACGTAACCCAATTCACGCAGTTCAGCAGCACCAGCCTTTGATGGCAAGTCACCATCCACCAGCGCACCACGGAAGAAAAGCGCATGCAGGACATCGACAGCGGCGCCGGAAAGTTCTTTGCTCATGGTTGTTTCCTTTTAGATGTGAGCCTGCCGCACGGGAAGACCGCCCGATAAAGCGGAATGCCCCAGGCTCACTACTGAAAGATATCGTTAGGCTGCGCGTGCGAGGCGCATAAAAAAGCCCCGCGATTGCGAGGCTGCTTACTTCGTGTATTGCTTAAATGGGGCTAAACAATAGCAGCGGTGATAGATAGGCGGGTTAAGTCAGGACGGTTGTGTTCTACAACCACATTCACATCTGATCCCATTACTTCATAATTTCTTTCATATGGCCCGGTAGCTTTACCTGACAGCGAATCTTCAACTAATACTTTTCCGGCCTGCCACACTGTAAACGTTACGTTTGCACCCTGGACAATACCATCGGCAAACTCCATCAGGTTGTTAATGGTAACTTTGAGATTTTTCATTTCTTACTCGCTGGGTTCGTGCATGGGCGCAATAAAAAAAAGCCGCTCGGACAGAGCGGCGAAGAAGTTTACCAGGGAAAAATAATGAAGCATGGATGCAATTACTATAGCTGGCTAATAGTCACCGATTGCAAACCAGGACGTTTCCGAGAGCATATATCTGTGATAGTTAGCAAACTAACTGATGTAACGAGTTTTTTGTGAACCTATCGCACTTGCTCCCCTCAGGAGAAGATCGGATTTCCATCTCCTGAGGGATTTTTTTATCTTAAGCACTGCTCGCGCACATACTGTTGCAGGCCCGTCAGTTGTTTGGTGATGGTTTCGATTCGCTCTCTAAGGGTGAAATAATCCCGTTCAGCGGCGCTAGTAAGTCGGGGGCCGGTTGCATCATCCAAGCCGGGGGCGCTGGCCGTTCCGTTCTTTGGACAAGTGGCGGCGACTTGCAGCCGCTTACGGCCAGCAGCAACATCACCCCGCAGTTTTTCCAGTTCGGCTTTTGCATCTGCCAGTTCTCCGGTGTATTTCGCATCGAGCGTGGCGACATCACGCTGACGTACGGTCATATCGTCAATGGTTTCCTGACGCTGTTTAGCCAGCGATGTGGCATCGTCGGCCCGCTTTTTCTCACTGCTAATTTGACCAAGCAGGATGTAAATAAGCAGGAGCGACAGGAGTAACTCTGCCCCGATTATCAACCAGGCTTTTGGCGTCATTTATCCAGCTCCCAGCACGTCAGTGCGCTTTCCTGATCCCGTCGCTCTACCTGCCCATAACAGCCGTTCGCCTGACCTTTGGTTAACCGGCAGTCACGGCCACCATCTTTAATCCACCAGCGGATTGCTTCACATGCACCTTTACGGTCGCCAGCGTTGATGCGCTGGTAGAACGTGGACGGGAAGCATTTGCCGGGGCCGATGTTGTACGGGCAAAAAGAGGCAATCCCGGCCTTCTGAGGTTCGGTGAGCGGCACTTTGATGTTTCTGTCCACCCACGCCAGCGCCGCATCACGCTCTTTCGCGTTTACCTGGTCGCATTTGGCCTGCGTCAGCTGCATGCCCTGTCGAACCGGTTTGCCGTCCACCAGCGTGGCACCGCGGCAAATCGTCCAGATGCCGGAGCCGTCGCGGTAAGCCGTCAGGCTATTTCCCTCTTTCTCATTCAGGAACTGATCCAGAATGGTGGGGGCAGAAGCACCAGCAAGAACAAGCCCCAACACAGCGGCGCTGAGTTTTGTTTTTGAGGCCATGGTTAATCATCCTGCGGTGGCGATACGAGTTTCCCGGCAGAAAGCGCTTTTTCATAGGCTTTCGTCCAGCGGCGTTTGAAATACAGATTGGTGAAGTAAGTGGCGGCACCAATGATGATCCCGCTTATCAGCGCAATAAAATTCCAGTCCAGACCGTGAAACCAGTCATAGGCCCGCGCAAGGCCTGTGCAAATCAGGCCGCCTGACGTGCAGTACGTGGCCGCCGAGAAGATTTTATCAGGCATGATTTTTTGCATCTCTCTCACCTCCGATTAGTCGGGGTGCTGTGCATAATAGGTTCAGGCCCTCGGACTGCAATTAACAACGAGACGATGGGAGTTGATTGATCGGGGCCTGAAATAAGAAAGGCCCGCCGAAGCGAGCCTATTGACAGTTGCCGCCTGATGGCGGCTCATCTCTCTCTTTGATATTGTTGATTCGCCAAAACCACAATTAAGATGAGGACTTAGCTATGAGTGAAGTCAGTTTTAAATGCCCGGATTGCGGTCATGACCTCGTTGTACGCAGTGGGCGAGAAATCGAGAGCATACAAGACATCGAAGGTACCACCTGTGATAACTGCGGGCGTGTTATTCACAAGGATGATCTCACCCGACAGGCTACTGATTATGCTGAGAAGATGATCAGGGACATGCTCGGGAAGCATTTCAAATAATCCCTGAATTTTTTCTTCAATCCTGCTGGTGTCCGCTTTTATTGATGCCAGCATTTAAACCTCCAAAAAACAAAAACCCCGCCAGATGGCAGGGTTTCGGGTTTAAGCGGTGTGGCGAAGTAACCACTCTTAACAGATTAGAGCGGGTTTTGTAATTACACAACCCTTTTCAGTTTGGGTGGAAGGATATTTTCCTTTCTACACTCTCTGTCCATTTCGAGTTTGATATCAAGTGTGCAAAGTGAACCCTGAATGAAGCTTTCAGCGGCCTGGAGCCTAACCGAAACATGATTATGGGAAATACCCAGTTTCGTTGCCATTGCCCGTAATGTCATATTGTCGATGTAATGCCATTCAAGAAGTGAGCAAAGATACTCATCGTGCTTTCTGAGGCGAATCATCGCCTCATTGATAAACATGCCGTCATCATCACAGCATGATGGTTTACCCTGGCGACTGGCAGGCAACAAACGCGACAGTCCGGCGGCAGTTCGCGGGTAACCGATATTTGCTGATCCACCAGCGGCCCATGTCCCCCATCGTTCAAGCACCATCTGAATATCACGCATAGTTCTCTCCCGTTCTTTCACTGATGTGCATACCCTGGGGGCTGAAATGTTTGAGACCTGATTCCATTTTCATTGGATGGGGTCCCCTTTTTCTGCTGTGCCAAACCAGCCGGGGTGAGCCCACTGAACGTCTGTTAATTTCTCTCCGGCATCCCAAAGGGTCAGGCTCCGCATCACCATGTAATGCAGGAGGGGTTTTTCATGGTATTGAAGGTTATCCGGGAGTCCCTCCAAAAATTGGTCGATGGCATCAATAATGAACCCAAAGCACTCCAGGTGCTCGCTGTTACTCATTGCAATTTCATGCGCGCGCGACTGGAGTTCCATAAAACGTTCTTTGGTGAACAGGTACGACATTTCGCGGATAAGACGATCCATTTTTAATACCTCGTAACGTTATTGGCTTCCCATTCCAGGTCAATTTCGCTCTGTGGCTTACCGACCAGGTAATTCGTTGGGCTGGATTTATCGACCAGAAACTGGTGTGAGCGTGGGTCAAACGTTGCGCCAATGTCACCAATCCAGCCCTCACCTTCTCGCTGTTTGAGAAGTCGGATCATTGACGCAGGCATTGCAACTGCGGCCTGTTCGTCCTTGTCCAGGCTTTCATAACCCTGTCGTTCCGCTTTGCGTTGAGCGAGCTCGCGGGGGATATTTCGCCAGACAGCCATGACGTTGTCGGGCATGTCGGTCAGTGCGCCAGTTCCTTTAACGTCCATTTTCCCTGTCGGGCTGGACTCGTTGGTTTTGCGGCTATGGGTCACCAGCAGAACGTGGCAGTTATGCTCGTTTTTGAAATCGCACAGAGTGTCTATGAAATCTTTCTGCCCGGTATAGTCCTCTTCGTCGAGTCCACATTTTGCCAGGTTATCGATAACGAACAACTCAATGCCGTAGCGGCGGCGGGCATACGCAAAAATCTCCAGTAGCCTTCCTGCCTTAGCTGTTCCGGTCAGTTTGAAAACCCACAGGCGATCAGAAAACCACTCGTTGGTCATCACGATCTCTTCACGCTGCGGAGAGGCGGTACAGATAGCCTGTCGGGTCAGGCGGGCAAGCATTTTCCCGGGCTTAAGTTCGAGCGAGGCAATACAGGTACGAACTCCCTGGCTCATCGCTTCTACTGCGATATGACCTACCAGCTCAGTTTTGCCGTGGCCATTTACCCCGTTGATGAGCGTCATCTCGCTTGCCCGAAACTTGAAGTTGTAATTCAGTGGGGTCCATGGGCTGTTGAATAGCCCGATATCGCGGTGCTCAAAAGCTTCAATCGTTTCCTGCAGCAGGTCACCGGCAGAACACAATTCGTCAGGATCGAAGAACTTCGCCCGCTCCATGTATTCCAGAATGGCCTCGCTGTCCATGCCAGCCATCAGGCACTCGTTGATGTCTTTGTGGGGTAATTCGACAAGCCGGCAGCGGTGCTCACCCAGGCGTCTTGCGATTTCTTTTGCCGCCTCGCGCCCCACGTCATCGTTATCCAGGCAAAGCCAGACCTCGGTGAAGCGATCAAGGTTGTGATACTCATACTCAATCCACTGCTGTTTAGCGCCCTTCCCTCCGCCGAACGGTACCGACAGTGCGTCATAACCGAGTTGGGTGAAAGTCATGCAGTCAATCTCACCCTCACAGATAACAACCAGGCGGGTCGATTTGTCCAGCGCCTGCCAGCCAAACAAACAGGGCTCACAATCAGCCTCGGCCATAATGATTTTTTTGCCCTTCGGTCGCTCTATACCGATGCGCTTTACCTGCAGCAGATCGCCGTTACGGAGATACGGATAAGCTACTGCCGGTATTTCCCGGTTTTCATCGTGGTGCCAGACCACCGCGTCACTCACTTTGAAAAGGTCGGCTGTTTCACGAGTGATGCCACGAGTTGCCAGGTACTCATAGCAGTGATTCGCTTTTTTAACGCCCTTCTTCGTCGGCCTGGAGAACGTTTTTTTCTTGGCTTCGAAGTGGTGATCATCGTCTTTCAGGCCAAGAAACTCTTTAGCCTCGCGCATCGCATCGTGCAACTGGCAGTTGCGAACCAGTACCCACAAATCCAGCAGATCCCCGCTGTCACCACTGGCGAAATCGGCCCAGTTCTTTTTCCCACCCAGATTGATTTTCAGGCTCTTCCCGGCCTCACCATCGACACTGCCCGCGCACCATTCGCGCCCTTCCAGGTGCCCCTTCGGCAGAAGATATTTCGCCACTCTCTCGGCGTTATCCCACAATTTTTCTGACAATTCAGCTGGCGACATTACGCACTCCGTAAATCAAATTTAACAAAACACCAGGTCACGAATCCTTCGCGCAATACGCCGTGGTTGTATCCGGCCACCAGCACACGCTTGAGAATTGATTTCATGAGCGACCGTCTCCGCGCCTCTGGCGTTCAATCGCAGCCTGGTTGATAAATATCTCCCCTGACCCATCGTTGGACGGGGTGTACCAGGCCGGATAAGCGGGTTTTTCGTCACCGGTTCCAGTGGTGGAATGTGTTGCAGGTTTTTCGTCGTTCCATCGCTCACCGTTCAGGTAGGACGTTGGCAGGAGCTTATCGAAGCCCATTTGCTGAGCCTTCACCCGTAGTCGGATATCATCAGCCAGCATCCTGGCGAATTCATCAGGTGATCCGCGAGTGGATTTTTTCCAGTCCCGATACTTGGTGCGAAACGCAGAGCGAGATTTAACTTTTGAGTCTTTTCGAAGACCGGCAATCCAAAAAATATCTTCGAATGCGACGTCGACCGAGTTACCACCGCCTGCATCCCCCGGTGTTTCACCGGATCCAGAATCATGGTTTTCATGTGCAGGCGGTTCTTCTGATTCATTGTCAGAAACGTTAGAAGTCCGATTCGAATCGGACAAAGTGTTTTGATCCTGTTCTTTCTCCTGCTCCTGTTCCTGCTCTTGGCTTACAAGCCCCTTAGAAGCCCCTTCATTTTGAACGGGGATCGACACTTCACTTTCCCGGCGCGATGTCATATTGAATTGCGCAGAATATTTGTCATAAAACTCTGAAAGGAAAAGGTTATCAGACACCTTGTCGTATTCATTCTGTACGCCAGCACAGCGCTTATCTCCGGGTTTCAGGGCGTCGCCGATTTGATGCGTTGCCATTTCTATGACCCACACCATCTCGGAATGCTCGTCGTACTTACAAAACCCGGCTTTAATGGCGCTATTAAGCCCCTTCTTAGCCCCTTCAATGGTTAATCCAGTCTCATGAGACAGGAACGCAAGGGGCATGTAATAAAGACCTATCATATTGGCGTGGGGACTGGTAAGCAGGTACAAAGCAACAAGCTGAGACTCAGGACCAGCCTGACGCAGTTCTTTACCTGTTCTGCCAATCCAGAAATGAGGTGACACTTTTCCGTAATCACGCATTTATTCCTCCGGCACCCTTTCGAAATATTGCTGAAATTTCCAAACAGGCTGCATACATTCGTGGGGATAGCCCTTCCTTGTGAAATAGACCTGCTGCTTTTCTCGGCTCCAGCCAGTGACATGCACAATCACACCCCGCGGGTCGCAATAATTCAGATCAAGCGTTTCTGGATTTTCCACTGAGGCATTTGCATGTGCCATGTCACACCTCGGGGTTCGTGTAAGGGAAAATGTCCTCTACTGTTACTTTCTCCCCTCGATTGCTAAGCGCACGGGCTATGAGGTGGCAGGTTTTGATGTCGGGAATTCTACGTCCCGCCTCGTAGTGTCCCAGCGAACTGGGCGTATGACCTATTTCTGCCGCAAGTTGCTTCTGCGTAATATTCAACTTGCTTCGGATGGATTTCAGATTGCTCATAAATAAAACTCCTGACAATTTCACCGCAATGTACATTATGTAGTTTACACAAGCAAACAAAATGTACATATTGTGGATTGAGCAAAACTACACAAGGTGTATCATTTGACCTATGAAAAGAACCTGGAACGAACTGGCGAAAGTCAGACTAAATACACTGGGAATGTCCCAAGCGGAGCTTGCTGAGAAGATCGGCGTAACTCAGGGGGCAATGGGGCATTGGCTTAATGGCAGAAGGAATCCATCCCTTGCCGAGGTGGGGGCGATTTTCGAAATACTGGGCATAACTGGCGCAAGCCTTAATTCTGATGGAAGCTTTACTGTTTCTGAGGATTTAACTCTTGCTCCAGTTAAACGACAGTATGAGTACCCTCTATTTACAACAGTCCAGGCCGGTCAATTCTCTGATGTTGGTACGTATACGGAGAAAGATGCTAAGCAGTGGATCGCTACAACACGCAAAGCTGGAGCCCATTCTTTCTGGCTTGAGGTGAAAGGTCATTCAATGACAGCAGCGCCGGGTACACGTCCGAGCTTTCCAGAAGGTATGTTAATTCTGGTGGATCCTGATGAAGATGTAGAGCCAGGGGATTTCTGTGTGGCCGGCATACATAACGACTCGGAAGTAACTTTTAAACGCTACGCGTGGGATGACGGGCAAGCTTGGTTAGAGCCACTTAACCCCAATCCTCGTTATCAAAGTATCCTATGCAACGAGAACTGCCGCGTTATTGGTAAGGTTGTAAAAGCTCAGTGGCCAGAAGAAACATTCGATTGATTCATCATTCTTCCCAATAAAAGACCGCATGTATTGCGGTTTTTTTTTGGGTTTTCCGCGTACATATTCAACAAAAGAAAATTATTTAACCTTACTTATCATACAGTTCGTACATTATAAAAAATTAAATGTACGTATCGTATAGACAAATTCATGTACGTTTTGTAGTATCACCTCATCGGTAATCAACGGAGCCATGAGATGATTAAAGAAAATATTTTTGCTAAAAATGGTGTATTGCATAAATGCGCTATGGATATTGACCATGTCATTAATGCGCTTAAGTATGCGGAAGCTGATAGCGACACAGGATATCAACCTGCCGCACTTATTCAGATATGCATCAATCAACTTAAAAAAAATCTCTCCACTATCAATGACGAACTTGGTAATGAATGGCCGGAGAACCAAAAATGAAAACTCCAATCGATATGCTTCATGATATTGCCACTCAGATTTCCGAGGGTAATACACTGCTGGAAATGATTTATAAAAACACTGATGAATGTGATGAGAAAACAGACAGTGCAATAGCTTGTTTGATTCGCTCTCTCGATAAAACCCGCGAAACAGCTTACGTATATATCGAAGAACTGATGAAAAATGAAGTCTCAGTATCGCCCCCCCCAGCGGGAATAGTTTCGATATTGAAGATGATGTTTCTGACGCACTGTTGTATGCAGGAAAAACAAGAGAAGCGGCTAGTGTATATATTGATTCCTATTTTTCCGATAAGGATAACGACGATCCTAAACTGCTGATGGCCTCAATAATATTTGATTATGCAGTTAAGGCACATGAAACGCTGAAAAACACCGAAGCGAAACTAAGTTAAATAACACCATGAGTTTAATTACACCTTAACCGGTGGGGATCTCCACAACCTGAAAATATGCGGGACGAATTATGACATTCATCAAAGACAAAGACGCATACCGCTCAGCATGCATGTTTGCTAGTTACGGCGAGGCATATTTACATATTGCCCGGTTATTTTTACGCAAAGCATACGGTGGTTAATTATGAGCAAAAATAAAACCGTAGTGAAAAAAAGTGCCGCCATAACGCTTTCAGAAATCAGCATTACTACCGAACGCCTGTATTACCTGTTACAGACAATTTCAGAGCAACATTATGAGATGGAGGATAACCAGAGATTCAGCCTGATTGAGATTGCATGGGAAATATCAGGTGAAATTAATGACCGGATGAACACTCGGGAAGGGAAACACAATGGACAAAATTAATCTGATAGAAACCCGTCGTCGTCATTTGGTTCTTGCGAAACTTGATTCTGTTATGCGCAGAACTGGCGGCAACATTCAGATGGCAAAACTGGATAATGGAGCATTATTCCCTGTCGAATTATCCGAAGAATTATTAACGAAAGCGTTAATAAAGCTGTTCGAAGAAATGATTTACGACACACACAAACGTGCCGAAGCGGAATCCATTATTTCAGGGCATTACGCAGATTGCATGGGTAAAAGTAAATTAACGCCTGACGCCGTGTATTTCATGGATGCGCTTATCGAAACCCTTGCAGAAGAAGCAATGAAAAAGCGGAGAAACGAACATGCAGCTTAATCCCAAAACATTTGTACGCGACGGCGTTTCGATCCCTTTGCCGGTGCTGGCGGTTGACCTGCACGTTTCCCCGGATTTCTCCGGGCGGGTGCTGGTGTATGTGCGCAACGGGCTGGTAACCGACAGCCCCCTTTTTGACGACGAACTTATCGACACTTTTGATGGGTTTATTCAGAAGGCGCATCAAGCGGGCTGGACTGTTACCCCCCCCATCACGGATTAACGGGAGATACCTGTGGCACTGACAGCAATACGCATTCCTGAGTGGGTGCACGAACAGGCGGTGTTTGTTCTCCGCCAGTACAGAAACAGACGGATCCATCCCTGCCGTATGCACCGCTCAGGAAATCTGAGCCTGCGGGTTAACCGACGCTGGCGGCTGCTGTCACGCGACGGCGGCCAGAACTGGGAAGTGATGTCGCACGAACGTTACTCCAAAGTTAAGGACAGAAAATGACTGATAAACGCATGGCCAGCGCCATTGACCTGGCTTTTCAGAAGTATCACACCCCAGTGGGCGATCTGTTCGTCGCCGCCCGGCATGGTCGCATGAAGCGCTGTTTCAGCCGCGACACAGCTATCCGTCACCTGGCCCATTTTCTGACGTCACATGCTTTCGCCCGCTCCGGTTTTATGGAGCGCCACCCGGATACGCGGGAATGCCGCCCGGGAGGTGAGGTGTGGGTGCGGGGTGAGGTAACGGTTAATTACTTCCTCGCCCACCAGCGCACCGTACGTCGCCTGCGCCGCATGCTTGCCAGCAAGCGCGAAGCACAGAAGTGGCTGGCGAAGTGGGATGCCATGCACGACCGCTACGTAAAAGAGCAGGCAGAACTGCAGGCCAGAAAACCGGCGGGGATTATCTGATGGCAAATCAGGATAAGGCAAACGTGTTTTCGGTTGAGTCATCGCACAGGGTACCGAACGTAAAGCACCTTCGGCGACGAGCGAAGGTTTACAGCCCGGAAGAATTCCTCGCGCTACCGATGGTACAAGAGTTCATCAGGAACAACCCAAACCAGCATTTCATGAATGAAGAAACTGGAGAAGTAATGCTGGCGCAGGAACTGGCAGAGCTTTATTGCTCTGTCAACAACGGAAAAAAGATGAAAAAAGCCCTACGTCGTGCATTTGGAGAAAAAGTATGAATACCGTAACCATCAATAACAAACAACTTCCAGCAGTCGAGTATCGCGGGCAGCGTGTCGTGACGTTCTCCATGATTGATGATGCCCATGATCGCCCGGATGGTACGGCCAGTCGCGCATATCGTGAGAATCGCGATCGCTTCATTGAAGGCGAGGATTTCTTTTCCGTTAGCACCGACGAAATTCGTCGGGACAATTTTTATACGCTTTCTTCAATGGCTCGTGGCCACGTCACTTTTCTTACTGAATCCGGCTACCTGATGCTGGTGAAGTCTTTCACCGACGATTTGGCCTGGCGAGTTCAACGCGAGCTGGTAAACGGGTATTTCCGGTCCCGGCAGGCACAACCTCTTACCGAAATCGAAATGATCGCAGCGATGGCCGCCGATGCTGTTCGCCAGCAGAAGCGCCTGACCCACGTTGAGGAGAAGGTAGAAACAGTAGCTGAGGCAGTGGAAAACATTAAGCGCGGTACCATGCGGATCGGGTATGTCGGTTATCGCCAGGTCGTAGCAAAAAGCGGCATGATAGATGCGAAGTGCCGCAACCTGGTGAACGCCTACCGTATCCCGACAGACACGCATGAATTCATGACGCCAGATGGCCTGCTTTCTCGCCGGGCCATTGTCGAACTGGAACCGTTCATGAAGGCATTTCACCAGATGATGTCAGAAGCAGAACCACGCGGCACTCGCTGGTATCACCCGAAGATGGGGCTTTTTCAGGCTATTGGCTGGGAGGCGAAGTAATGGCACTCATTACACATAACTTCCGCCTTAACGCGCTGGCAAATCAATATGCCTCCGCCCTTTATAACCATATCAGCGCCACCAGCATCGGGGATAGCTTTATGGTCGATGCAGGAGGGCAAGCAATACAAGTGAATATTGTCGGCGGTATTAAAGGTGTCAGGGATTTAGTTGATGGTTACGCACTGGAGGCGCTTAAAGACAATTACCCGCTCTGGGAAGAGATCGGAATCCAGTTGTTAAGTCGTTGCATCAGTGGCAACGAACTGACGCAAGCCGGTCTGGAAATCTGGCAGAGCATGGTTAATGACATGGGCGACACGGTCGCAGGGAAGGTCTGAATGAAAATCGAATTCAACGATAAAGGTGCTGTGGCCACGGTGACGATCACCAGCTCTGTGTTCGAGTTCCGGCTTCACAATCGCACGGTTGACACGGTGCTTTTCCGGGAGTCTGGGGTTATCCACACCCGCAGCGGCATTTTCCGGATGAAGACGGTTATCTCAGGCCCGTCAAATCGCATGCTGCGGGCACACAAAATTGCACAGGAGAATGTACAAAAATGAACAATGGCAACTTTCCCGCATACCCGGTCAGCAATCCAGCCAACTCCAGTGTTGGAGGCGGTCCGCAGCAGAACGGCATGACGTATCGCCAATTACTGGTAGCCCAGATTACCCCGGTTTGCGTGAAACACTTTTTGAACGGTGTTGACTGGGAAGATTATGACGATATGGCAGGGACGATCATGATGATGGTTGATGCCATTATTGCTGCCGAACGGGAGACATCAGAATGAAGAAGACATTAAGTCAGCCAGCGCCGTTCAGTGATTGGCTATCGAGTCACGCCGATACCATCGAAGTAGATTGCGGATGCGTAGCTACTGAGGTGTTTTACCACTGGCTGAAAGTAGCATATGAGGCCGGCGGCAACGGTACTGTAGGTAAAGCTAACCCGACGCCACCAATGCCGGAAGACCTGCATCCTGATACACAAAAACTAGTTGCAGATTTCAGTGCGGCACTGGCAGATAAGCTTCATCAGGCGCAGTTGAAATACGGCCACGAAGCAGGCTGGAATCTCGACGGATGGCAGACCCAATGCCAGGCACATTTTCACCAGCATATCGCCAAGGGTGATCCGCGCGACGTTGCTGCTTACTGTGCGTTCATGTGGTTTCACGGCTGGAAAACTGAGCCACCGCCGGTGGCTTACCCGGACACTCTTCCTTGCCCTGTGCTTTTTGAACCGGGCATGCGGTTTGGCAAGGGCGTAAAAACCAGGGTAATGCTTAATTTCCTCCAGCGTCGTGCTGAGCATTATGCCGGGATGAATGAAATGCGTGCGATGCTGGGTGTGTCGCCGCTGCCTGCCCCTGGCTCAACGGGGGCAACAGATTTTCTTCCGCAGGCTCCGATTCCGACGGCAATACCTGTTCCAGCGACGGTTAACGATGTCACAAATGGTAAACCGTTGACCATAACGCTACCAGATACAAGCTCAAAAGCATTCTGGAGCGGCAGCGGTAAGACGGAGGTATTTCTTCCTGAAACGTATAAGCGCTGGGTGAAAGAGGCGATTGAGCGTGATTGCTGTATCGCCCAGATCGATGTGAAGGTGAAGTGATGCACAAAGCCTTTGAGGTGTGGGTGCGCCGGCGGTACGGAAACCGCTACGACCTTACGCGGGATGTTGATGGTTTCTACTGCCGGGAAGTGGTTAAGCGGATGTATGAGACGTGGTGCCACTGCCGTGGCCTGAGTGTGGTATAGAGGGTTTTTTATGAGCACAGATTTTATGACAGAGAAGGAAGTATCAGAACTGCTTGGCAAAAAGCGCACCGCTCTCTACCACCTCAGAAAGCGGCATGGGTTTCCGGCACCAGTCTTGACGCATCCAGCCAAATACAGCAGGCTGGCGGTTGAAAAGTGGATTTCTGATGGTGGCGTCAACCGATCCGTTTAACGTGCCAGAGTATTTTGTCTGCATACAATTCGTATGCGGTCTTTTGCTCCGGCAACCAATCATGTTTGTTATAAACAGCCATTACCCCACCCAGTTCATGCCCCAGCATCTTTTCGGTGACATGGGGCATAACACCTTCTGCTGACAAGTTTGTCACGAGCGATCTCCTAAAATCGTGTGAATGCCAGTCAGGAATATCAATTTTTTCTCTCAACTTCTTAATATAGAGATTGCAGGAAGATCGATCTATCGCTTTGTCGAGATACTGCCCAGGAAACAGCACATCATTACCATTATTCAATAAGCGTTCAACGTAGGGCTTGATATGGTCAAAAATAGGCCTCCGGATCAGATTTCCCATTTTGGAATGCTCTTCTGGAGTCGTCCAAATCAGGTCATCCATATTAAATTCAGCAGCAGTAGCCAAGCGCAGTTCTGAGAGTCTCGGTCCCCATAGTAAAAGCATCTGATGCAGGACTTTATTAGAAGAGACAATTTTTGAATTTTCCAGCGCTAGCCAGACCTTAGCTAACTCAGTGTAAGTTAGCACCCGTTTGCCAACATCTGGCTTTTTACCAATATTTTTAACGCTTAATTTCATCACTTCACATGAAGGGATAAGCTGGCGACTGATGCACCAGTTGATTACTGAGCGCAACTGGACCAGAAGCACACGTGATTTCTTATCGTTCATTTCTTCTTGTTTGTCGAAGAAGCGCACCCAGGCTGAAACTGGAATGTTGGCAACGGGAGTGCCAGAGAACTGTGTGTACATGCTGTTGTACACAACCGATTTATAGAGTGTCTGTGTGTTAGGTTTCAACTTAGAGGCATACTTGTCCCACCACTGATCGAGGCAGTCTTTAAGAGTCAAGTCTCCGTCTTCACGGGTAAAATAATTTTTGGGGTTTACCCCCTTCATGTACAATGCGCGTATCTCACCGACGATGACTCGCGCTTCTTTCAATGAAGTTGCTGGATATCGGCCCACGGTGATGCGTACTGGTTTGCCTTCCCAACGGTAGCGATACTGGAAAGTGATAGTCCCAGAAGGGGATATGCGCGCGCTCAAACCATCACCGTCGGTAACCTCTGGTGCTCCAGAATATGGTTTGCCGCTGATGCTTCGAAGCTTGGTATCACTGAGGGCCACGATTAAGTTTCCTGTACACACTTGGGAAACTGATTCTGTACTCATTCTGTACGCAATGGCAAGTGAACGAAGGTGATTTTATAGCAATTGAAGACGAACAATTAAAAACAAAGAAGTACTTACTTCTTGAACCGAAAGCAGTAAACACGGTAACATTACAAACAACGCGAACGAATAAAATCAATCGCGTTCTATGTCCCCTTAGTTAAATGGATATAACGAGCCCCTCCTAAGGGCTAGTTGCAGGTTCGATTCCTGCAGGGGACACCAGATATAACTCTCCTGATGTCTACCGAATTCAATAAAAACCTTTTATAATCAGCCATAACCCCTCTTCTCAGGCTATGCGACGTCAACTGAAGTCTACCCATATCTACGTGAATCAATAAACGTTTGGGGGCCTAAGTGGGGGCTTATCCTGTTCAACGGAAAATGAGGCCCCCAAATGCCACTGAATGCTCGTCAGGTCGAGACTGCAAAGCCCAGAGATAAAGCCTATAAACTCGCTGATGGCGGAGGGCTCTATCTCATGGTCAATACTAACGGTTCAAAGTACTGGCGAATGAAGTATCGATTTGCCGGTAAAGAGAAAAAACTCTCGTTCGGAACCTATCCTGACATCTCACTTGCGGAAGCCCGCACTAAGCGCGATGAAGCGAGAAAAACATTGGCAAATGATAAAGATCCCGGTGAAGTTAAAAAAGCCGAACTACTTGCCCAAAAACTATCGGTTACGAATACTTTTGAAGCGATAGCGGTTGAGTGGTACAACGCAAAAGTTTCTGGCTGGTCAAAAAACTACGCTGACTATGTTAACCGGGCCTTCAAAAACAATGTATTTCCCTTTGTTGGATCGCAGCCGGTTAATGAGATAAAGCCACTGGAGCTTCTGTCTGTATTGCAGCGTATGGAAAAGCGAGGTGCGCCGGAGCTTGCCAGTAAAGTGCGCCAACGTTGTAGCGAAGTGTTCCGTTACGCTATTGTTACTGGCCGAGCCGAGTACAACCCTGCGGCTGATCTTGGTAGTGCTTTACAGGGGTACGAGAAACAACATTATCCCTTTCTTACTGCTGCTGAGCTACCCGAGTTTTTACAAAAGCTTTCACAATACACCGGCAGTCTAGTAACGCTTCTGGCGACCCGACTACTCATGCTTACGGGCTTACGAACCGTCGAATTACGTATGGCAGAATGGAGTGAAATCGACTTCGAAAACCATATCTGGGAAATACCGAAAAGTAGAATGAAGATGAGGCGACCCCACATAGTGCCCCTTTCTGCTCAATCCTTAGCAGCACTTCGGCAACTAAAGCAATTGACCGGTACTTACCAGTTTATCTTTGCAGGTCGAAACGATGTTAATAAACCAATGAGCGAAGCCAGCATCAATATGGTTATTAAAAGGATTGGTTACGATAAGAGAGCAACCGGACATGGTTTTCGTCACACCATGAGCACAATCTTGCATGAGGAAGGATTCAACACTGCTTGGATTGAGACCCAGCTCGCGCATGTGGACAAGAACGCGATTCGCGGGACCTATAACCATGCGCAGTATCTTGAAGGGAGGAAAGAGATGATGCAGTGGTATGGGGACTATTTGGATGGATTGCGATTGGATGGAAACGTTGCCAGAGTTAGTTAATGAAGAGCCGATTCGAGTTCGGCCTTCGCACCAACAGTATGTAAATAGACCTCAACTGAGGTCTTTTTTTATGCCTAAAATGAATCGCCACGGGTTTAACAGACACCTCAGAGTCATTTAAGATGGCTTAAAGAGAGGTGCCCATGTGAAGTGGTTTACTGAATTTGGCCACCTGAACAGAGGTGATATGCTCACCTCAGAACAACACAGGTGCCATAATGAAAAAAAGAAATTTCAGCGCAGAGTTTAAACGCGAATCCGCTCAACTGGTCGTTGACCAGAATTACACCGTGGCAGATGCAGCCAGCGCTATGGATGTCGGCCTTTCCACAATGACGCGATGGGTGAAACAATTACGTGATGAGCGGCAGGGAAAAACACCAAAAGCCTCCCCCATTACCCCGGAACAAATTGAAATCCGTGAGCTCAGGAAAAAGCTACAACGTATTGAAATGGAAAATGAAATATTAAAAAAGGCTACCGCGCTCTTGATGTCAGACTCCCTGAACAGTTCTCGATAA